TATAGCTGCGCATCATCTCCCAAACGTCAATCGGACGTTTCTCGTCAATCAGACCGTAAATCTCTGACATTGTGTTATCATCTGGAAGAAACTGATGCCCAAGCAGTTCTGAGGTTGTCATAACTATGCCGCCTCCCGTCCGAAAATCTTTTCAAAGACGGGGATAACGGTGTCGTAGTACCGCCACGTCTCTACTTCCTTGACACTGTGCTCGGACTTGCTGTAGAACAGCTTGCCGTATGCGTCGATCTTGAGGTTGTGCTTATTCGCCAGCTTGCCGATCTTGTTGGCGCTTACGCCGAACATCGCGCCAATCTCCGTCGCGGAGTAGGTCTTACGCTCAACCTCCTGCAAGGGCAGGACGGGAACGCCGCCGTTGAGTGCCTCCGCGGATTTCGCCTGCAGGATGTACCGATACTCGGGAATGTCGATCTGCGCGGCGATCTTGAGGTACTGGTTCGACTCACGCACACGCGCGTTGAGCATACGGGCTTTGAGCTCCTGCTCCTTGAACTCGCTGCGTTCTTTCGGGATGGTGTTGTACGAGCCGGTCTTGCGAATGGCGGGGACAACCTCGTGCGTAATCCAACGCTTGAACCTCTTTGCCTCATCTTTACGACTTCCAAGGATAAGGTTATACAGCCCGTATTCGTTGACGAAGAATCATGCTATAATGGATTTAGCAAATCCTTCGGGTTTTGTCTGTAAAGCAACTGTTGTTCTTGGTCGGAAGGCAGTTGCTTTTTCATTTGTCTAGCAGTTCACCAACCAGCTCAATCCCCTTACGAACTACACCACTTCGAGTAGATTGTAGTCTTGCTGCGTAATCATCCAGTTTTCTCAGAGTTTCATTATCAACTCTGATTTGGAGCTTTACGTTTTTTAGGCTATCGGTTGGTCTGCCGATTTTACGGCTCATTATCTCACCTCACTTTTGCCATGACATTATTCTATATTTTGCCATGACAAAAGTTAAGAGGTTTTTGAAAAAGTCTACCCGACCATCAGAAACTATTGAAGCGGTTTTAATTTCCCTCACATCCTTGCAGGAATCCACCGCAATCAGATAGAATTTCTCCACCTAGAGGAGGAATGTACGATGGATGAAAAAGTAAAATGGTATCAGAAATCATGGCCTATGTGGCTTGCACTTTTTTTCTTCCCTCCGTTAGGGCTTGGGTTGTTATTTTACAACCGTGACAGACACCCACGATGGAAAATCATCGCTGTCTTTGGTATTTTGTGGCTGTTCATCTTGATGATACCGAAAGAGGTTAAAAAACAACCGCCT